CGCGCAGGCATGACTCTCCTCCTGTCCAGGTCAGCATGCTGACCCCGGCAGGTGGCACCAGAACCAGGTGTATCGCCAGCAGATGAAATTCTGTGATGGCAACAGGGCACCCCAAGTCTTAGGTTCTTAGTCAATTCCGTTTGGCTAAATTGGAGGGGGGCATGGTATAACGCGGGGGAAGTGGATCCTAGTAGGTTGGTTTAACTATCAACTGACGGGTGACATTTCGTGGGGCGTTGGCTTGCATGACACATTTTTACAAATTGTGCTTAGCTGTTAATGTGCGTCGAAGGAGTGTGAAAGGTGTTGATTCTGTATCCACCGCGGGCATCACACACCATTAATGTCGACAAACAGCTTTTTGTAGAAATGAGCCGCTTCGGGAGGTATACCCCAAATGACGTATTCGTTACTCGGCTTCGGTCGTTTTAGCTGCCCACACCCACTACTACAGAGAAATACTATGAATTTTTTTACAGAGTACGTATTGTGGGAAGCACCGGAAGTGCGCGGAGTAGGTAACCGTGCACACATGCGAAGGCGAAGAATAGTGACGCCAAAATCAGTGCAGAGTGCAGTAGAGACTGTGCAAAGCACTATGGAAGACCCAACATTCATACAACAGACCGCCCTGGTCCGGAGTGTTGTGGTCGAGGAGTGTGGAAGTCTCTGGGAGAAGGTGTGTCGCTTGACGAAGTGGGCACTACCAGAGCAAACGATGGTTGGAATGATTGCGAATAAAGTATGCAGTCAGGACTTCCTGGAGTATCAGAATGATGCGCCAGAGGACACAGTGATTATGAATCATGTCGATAGTTGTGCCCACGTAGATGATGACGCGGAAGCGTGCATTTACGATGGGATTTGCATCTATTGCCATGATTTGGAATGCACATGTGATCCTGATGTGGTAGCGCGGCTGATCGGGAAAGCGCGGTTTGACCCTCCTGAATGGGAGAATGAGGTAGACCATTTCTTTAACTTACGTGGGTTGTATGCAGACGTACTGGGCTGCAAGAATCGTCCTAGGAAGGGGCGATTAGTGCGGCAACAAGTTAGGAAATGGGTGGGTCAAATTAGAGAGCGCAAAGCGTTGGAAGTGTCCAGGATGGCACTTACCAACAATCTGGAGGAAGGAGGTATGAGAATGAAGAACTTCTCACTTTTCCAGAGGGTGTTTTATGGCGATAGGAATCAGGTTCCACCACTAACAGAGACAAGTGGTTGGTTCAGTAATCGTCGTGATCCAGCAGTACTGCAACGTGGGTTGAGTCTGCTAAAAGAGAACAGCAGGCTGTACGCAAAGCTAAAGATGATGAGTTTCGGAATGACTGCCAAGTGCAGGATGTCTGAAGCAGACAAGGCAACTCTAGTTTATAAAGTGCAGGTGGTGCTGACGAAGGAGATTGACAAAGGCAAACTGAGCTATGAGACAGGCTTAGAGTTGATGCCAGTCATGATTCAAGCCCTTAGTTCTGACACGAAAAATCAGACTATGATTCCCCATATGTTGGGGACCCATTGTTAGGGGCGCCCGGTGGGGTGTATAAGTATGTGTAGAAATAAAATAGACGAGATGCGTGAATTAATCATCGAGTTTGATCTACCAATTACTTACACTCCATTGGGCAGAAAAAGAAAATTTCCTCATCGCAGGATGACTATCCTTGAAGGGCTCATGCCCAAAGGAGAGAATGACATATCCGTCGAGACTGTGGATGGCCAGTATATAGAATCTGGCTATACCGCTTACAGTCCTACGTTGTCAAACACTCTCGAGGCTTTAGTTCTGCGGTGTTTCATCGTCAATTACGGGGATGGTCACAGACGTGTGATCAAACCTGTGCCAGGAATATTTAAAAATTTAGATTACTTGAGTGAGGACCTGGCCCTACACTTAGGTGATCGAAGACTTATTACAATGGAAGAGTGCGTCGAGAAGATGCCTGCACATAGGAGAAAGTGTTATCGGTTAGCACTAGCGAACTTGTTCAGACACGTGTATGATGCGCTCTGGGAGAATGTCAAAGGGTTCACCAAGTTTCAGAGGGAAGCTGATGGTGGAGTGCCTAGAATGATTAATCCCAACCATGAGGAGGAGATAATTCAGCAGGGGGCTTATGTGAAGAGCTACGAAGAGGAAGGGCAAGTGTCGCTATACAGGGCACTCGACGAACTGTGGTACAGATACAGGGGCGTTGAGTTTCCAGTGTGCAGCAAAGGGCTCGATACTTTTCAGTGGGGCAGCATAGTTGCTAGGAAATGGAGAAGGTTTGGGCATGGTAGGAAATACACCAGCTTAGACTGCAAGAGATTTTCGCAGCACGCATCAAAGGAGGCCCTAGAATTCGTTGCTGAAGCCATCGAGAAGACGCTACCAGGCGCTTTCGAGGCATTGAGGCCCAAGAAGCGTAAATGCGTGAGCCAAGTTCCAGATGAAGACGGGACTTTGCACCGCGTTGTCGCTGAATTGCCAGAGATGTTGAACGATGGATCTCCATGGACGGCTTGTGCAGCACACGTGATCATCAATTTGATCATGATACACGAGCTACCAGAGGGCATGGTAATTGAACCATTAGACTGTGGCGACGACTTTGGATTTATCAGTGAAGATTCGGTAGATTTGGACAAGTTGCATTTAATCCTGTTGAGGTACGGGTTCTTCTTGAAAGTGGAGGATTCCGAAGTGACAGAGTTGAATCGTTTAGAGTTCTGCAAGTCATCACCAATTAGTATAGGTGGAGATTACAGGATGATACGTCGCCCAGAGTGTTTACGGAAGGATTGTTTGATGTTGTGTGGCATGGATCAGTATGTTGATCGCATGTTCGCAGTGGGCATGGGTGGATGTCACATCAATTGTGGAGTACCAGTGTACCACAACTTCTACAGATGCCTGATCAGATTGTCTGGGTTGCTTAAATACAAGAAGAAGCACACAGCAATACTGTACGGACACAATTTTGTTTACTACAGCGCCATGATAAAGCAAGGTGTTGATAGGAACAAACTGGTTGCAATAAGTTACTCATGTGAGGACAGGCTCGAATTCTACAAGACCACAGGAATCGAGCCTCACATACAAGTGATCATGGAGGAGTTCTATGATAATGTCGTGTTTGGAGATAATCCGACCGACTGGAACGTAATGTGGTAATGGGGTTCTGTAGCTAACGACCCAAAACGTATAGAGTACTAAGCAGATAAGCGGAAAGTCAAGAGACTGCACGGGTCGGCGTTGAGTACTACAGGATGGACAGTCCCATTGTCTTTGAGTGGTATCCCATACATCAAAGAGAAAAATAATGAGCGATTCACAGAAGATTGCAAAGAGAGCGAGAGCGCGTGGAGAACGTGTATCGAGCAAAACAATAAATAACAGAGTGGCACAGTCACGCATGGACAAAGCAATGTCACGTGCTATGCCACAACAAATGCACGGTAGAGGCAACTATTTCACGAAAGCGTTGAGGTACGTTGATGACCGTGTGTTGAAGAAAATTCCCCGTGGCGCCTTCAGGGCCATTGGGAAAACCGTAGCCGGAGGAGTTGGTGAGTCAGTGGGACATGCCATATCCCAACTTTCCGGCCGCGGTGATTACACCATACAACGCAATTCCATCATGCAAGGAGTGGATGCGGATAATGGTGCAGGGAATATTAGTTTCGCACCGTCAGGTGCAGCCAGGATCAGGGTGCAAAAACGAGAATTCATCATGAATATCGTGTCACCAGCTAATCCTGCCGAATTCAGCCAAACACAGCTCCGTTTACAAGCTACGGATAAAGTGTCATTCCCATGGCTGGCCGGCATTGCAGAACATTTCACGGAGTGGGAACTCCATGGATGTGTGTTCACTTTTGAGTCAACAAGTAGCAACTATGCTGCAAACATGGCTCTGGGGACGATTGCAATGGCTACACAATACAATGCGAACGAGTTACCTTACAGTAACATGGAGCAGATACTGTCGGCGGCGTACAATAGCCGCAGTAATCCGTCTGAATCCATGATGCACGGCATCGAATGCGACCCAGCTCTGCAGGCTAGTGAACATCTGTTCACACGCAGATTTGGGGCTGCAGGCCCACCAAATCTATACGATCATGGTGTGCTTACCGTTGCAACTGAAGGTTTGCCGGCAGATCCAGGTACGATACTTGGTCGAGTGTTTGTCAATTACGACATTGAGCTCAACATACCAGTATTGCCAAATGGACATGTATTTGACGGCGATTCATTGATTTTGGCACAGTTTACTGGAAGTTCGACAACCGAGCCTCCACTGGGCAATGTGTCAACATTAGAGATGGTTTTACCCAATACTGGGCTAAAATTCGGCACAGGCCCAACATCGGGCGCAAACGTGCTGGGTTTGGCGAATTCCAACGGACCATTGGCAAGACCGCAGCTGCCACAAGAGCAGGCTGCAGATTTGGTCGCGTGGATGAGTGACTCATCAATCGATTCCAAACAGCAGTACCTGTCGTTCGCAAACGCAGGTATTTATGTTCTGGAATTGTATGTGTCAGGATTCCCGACAGTGGGCATGTTTGGTGTGTCAGCACTAACCTCAGGATGCACAGTAGCATCCGCCACAACCATGACTAAAGTGTATGGTTATGGTGGGCAGCGGCTTGAGCGTTATGAGATTACGTGTACTGCCACAGACCAGGCTCTATCATTGGATAGACTAACAGCTGATGAAACAGTAACATTTTCAGTTCTGACCGTATGCGGTCAGACTAAAGCAGCATGTTAGGCAACACTTCTGACCGTATGTGGTCAGGATACAAGAGGCGCACGGCTCCCTCAACATAAGCCACCCGAGGCGCAAGGCTCCCTCATAATAAGCCTACTGAGGCGCAGGGCTCCCTCATAATGAGCCCAGCAACGGTCCCACGAATGAAATGTCGATTATAAAGCTACCGACGTGGGTGAAAGATAGCGAGAAGTTTTTCTGTTTGTACTAAACGAACAGATGCGGGGACTGTAGCAAGGTTCTCGTACGCGTTAGCTGGCATGTGATGTCAGCATTTGCGTCAGAGTGTGCAACAGTGAAAAGTGTGAAAAGGGCAGATTGTATGTCCGATTATTATTACATAATTACTGGTCTCTGGCGAAGTTGCATTGTGATTAATTGAAACAGTGGAATACATTAACACGCATGCAGGATGATGTGTGGATTGGTTGGGAACGGGATTTGACCGTGATCTTTTGGGAGAGGGATCATTGGGCTTTGAGTGTCCTGGGATGTTGTTATCATCTCAATCAGTTCATACGGAATTGTATGTTAAAATGGTGTATTTCTGCTACGTCTGTGAGGTCAGGCGTAAATATACTCAAGAAATCATGTATGCAATAGAGTGCATTTACAGTGTGTTGGTCTTAGGATGCAGCATGCAGCGGTAGACGCCGCGATAATACTATAATGAGAAACGGTGACGGCATATGTTAGCGAGTTCAAATCACGGGCGTGGAGGTACTTCCACATTTTTGACCCCTCAGTGAGCCTTCGGGCAAGTCTGTAAATTATTTGTCTTATGTCGTGTAGTAGCCTGCTACAACTTCTATCTCAAGTCTACCTGCAAATGGGGCAGGGTTCTGTACAATCACAGGATAAATAGTCAACTTCGGTTGAACGTAAGCTTAGACAACACCCCCACTGTGGGGTGCCTTACG